TCGCCACTCGTATCAGTGAAATGATTGCTTCCCAACTGAACATCCCGTTCTACGAGGATGTTGCTTTCTGTCATTCAAAGCAGCGTATCGGGGCGGTGTTCACCATGAACAATCTCCCCAAAGAGCCTAACTGCATCGTCTTCGACGACTTCGTTACTACTGGCTCTACGCTGAAGGCTATGCGCAATGTGCTTACCGAACATCACAAGAATTGTGTGTTCTTTACTGGTATCAACAACAAATTGTGAGCAAACGAGAGCAGAGTCCAGCTTGCTTGAACTATGCCGAGTACAGCCACAATTCAACGAAGTTAAACTATAAAATATGAACAATCTGACTGACAAACTCCAGCAATGGCTCGACACGCCATCTGCAGAGCGTGACTGGAACGAGGGTGCTATCCTTCTTCTCCAACTCACCAATAACACCATAATGTATCGTAATCTCAGCATCAATCCTAAGGGCAAGGCTGAGTTCATCGAAGGCAAGCTACATGCCTTCCTCAAGGTTCGCCGTGAGATCGAAGCCCACGACGAGGTGAACATCATGCAGAAGCAAGTGGATGCTATTGTGGCAAGTCGAACAGAGTTTTCCAACAAAGACACGAACCCTGCTACGGACTTCAAGGCTGGCAAGCGTGCGGATCACGACTCGCTGCCTGAGGATATCCAGGCGCTCTATGTCGAGAACCTTGATATCACTCATCGTATGCGTGAACTCCATTTGCGCCTACGCTTGTTGTCGGACTCTACTAAGCAGGTGCCGGCTGCAGAACGCAAGCCGTTACTCGACGAGTTTATAAATCTCGATAAAAAGTTGCACGCAAATTGGGACACTTATGACCATTATGTGACAAAGGCAGAAAGTGCAGCAAATACCGAAACCAACGAAAGCGAAGAGGAGCAGACTAAGGAAACAGAAATTAGTCCATCGACAACGGACCAATTAGCTGAGCAGCCCGAGGATGCCACTCCTTCCAAGCCGAAGTCCAAGTCTAAATCCAAGAAGTAGTGAAGCGCAACATCAACATAGATGACATCCTAAAGCCACTCTCGGAATGTCCACACCAGGCGTATCTCTCCAATGCTCTTCAGGTGGCGGACGTCTTAGAGTGGATTTTGGGACAGGTCGGCAAAGCGGAGATTTGGCAGACTTCGTTCTCAATCTCCGAGGAGTTCCTGCGTAGGCTCTTCTTCATCGAGAAGTCCGGCAACATTTCTGCCTTTAATCTTGTTCTCGACCATAAGGCTACGAACAAAACGCTAAAACTTTGGGCATTCATCACACAGACGATGAAGCGCACCTATCTTGCTGACAACCATTCCAAAATCCTTCTCGTGCAAGCGGAGTCAGGAGAACAAATTAGCGTCGTCACCTCGCAAAACCTAACGCGAGGCAACCGCCATGAGTCCACGTTCATCTCCACTTCGCCCGACATCTTCACCACTCTTCATGCGTCCGTCATGGATCTTATAAAGAACCATTCCGTTCCGCTAACCGACCTTTTCCAACAGCGCATCAACGCTGCCGGTGCTAACAATTAAAATAATATGGTATATTCAGAAGAAGTTCTCACGCAGATTGAACAATATGCTTCAATCTACCTAAAAATCAGCGATATGGCTGTAATTCTTGGCGTATCGCCTGAGACACTACGCCGTGACATCGCAGACCGAAGTACCGCCGTCTCGCAGCGTTACCACCGTGGCAAGGCTGCTTCACGTGTCAAGCTATTGCATCAGGAGATGCAGCTCGCCTACGTCGGCTCTCCACTCGCTCTTGAAAACACCCGTAACAACCTCCTCGATATGGAGGATGATGAATAGCTCACCAAAATTGCCCACAAACAGCCCTCACACCCAAGGCTTAAAAAGGCTTAGGAAGGCTTAGTGAGGCTTATCCCATAACATTAACAATCATGTCTCAGCTCAGTATCATCGACATCGCCAAACAGGACCTTTACACCTCCCAATCGGAATTGGAAGGTAAATATCCTGTTCCCCAAATCGAACACCTACTTCGATTAAGGGATATGGTAACATGGTCTATCGCCAACCCTGACATGAAGGATCGTCAGTTCGTCGATGAGTTGCGTAGCAGATACGGACTGTCGCAAGTCACGGCGTATGCTGACTTGAAAATCGTCAAGGCTCTGCTACCGAACCTCTCGGAGTGTACGCGCGACTTCCACCGCTGGCGGTATAACGAAATGATTATGGAGACGTATCAGATGGCGAAGAAGCGCAAGGATACGAAGACAATGGAGAAAGCGGCCACTTCTTATGCGAAGTTCAACCGCATCGACATCGAGGACGAGCAATCTGTGCCGTATCACATGATTGTTGTCCAACCGTTCTTCCCGACTACTGACCCGCGTGTTGTGGGCATCACACCTGTTCCGAACATCGACGACCGCATCCGAAAGCTCACCCAGGAGCTTACCACTTCGCATCCGGACACAGAAAACATTGAATACGAACAAGCGGATCTTGTGCTTGATGACATCTTTAAGCCTGAAGACAATGACGAACAAAGTTGATACTTCTCTTTGGGATATCGAGGCGAAGCAACACTCTAAGCGTGTGTACTTCAACAAACCTCAGCTCCTGACGCAATACATCGGGGCGAAGACTACGGTCATCGTGGCTGGACGACGCACTGGCAAGACGGACTCCATCGCCTCGCCTTTCGTGCTGCGTAACATGCAGCGGATGCCTGGATCTACTGGTGGTATCGTCGTGCCTACGTTTAAGCACGGACTCACCAACACGCTCCCCGGGCTGCTTGCAGCATGGAAGCGTTGGGGTTATATCAATGGCGTGCATTATGTGGTAGGCAGAAAACCGCCGAAGTCCTTCGCGAAGCCTATCACCGAACCGGCTGACTATGAGCATGTAATCACGTTCTATAATGGTAGCGTGGCTATCATCATCAGTCAGGACCGACCGGGCTCTTCCAACTCGCTCACGCTCTCATGGCTGCTCATCGACGAGGCGAAGTTCATTGATTACAACAAACTGAAGGACGAGACTCTGCCTGCCAATGGTGGCATACGCTCGTACTTCGGGCACCACAGCTTTAACCATAGCATGATGGTGCTCTCGGATATGCCTCAGACTACCAAGGGTTCTTGGTTCCTGCACTATGAAGAAAAGATGGACACGGAACTGATTGACACCATCAAGGGCACGATTTACAAGATTTGGCAGACGAAGGAGCGCATCGCACAACTCAAAGAGCAGCGCAAGCCCATTCCTTCTTATCTGCCTAATTACCTCAAATGGCTCGACCAGTCGCTTAACAAGATGCGCTCGGTGGCTGTCTACTACAAGGAATACTCTACACTCGAAAACCTACAGCTTCTCGGTGAAGAGTATATCCGGCAGATGAAGCGCGACCTCACGCCGAAGACGTTCCAGACTTCTATCCTCTGTCAGAAGATCGGCATCTCGCACGATGGCTTCTATTCGTCAATGCAGGAGTACCACAAATATGATGCGTCGGATTTTGACTACCTCGACTCGCTCGGCTACGAGCGCATCATCAAGGAGGCGCAGCAGGACTTATATACCATCCACGCAACGAACCAGTTCTCTACGCTTAACAGCTCGCTCGACTGTCGCACGGATTCGGACATCGACCCTATGCAGCCTCTTTGCATCGGCATGGACTATAATGCCAATATCAACTGGATTGTGTGCGGTCAGCCACGCAACAATAGATTAAACATCCTCAAATCCTTCTATGTGAAGTTCGAGCGCAAAATCCCTGCGCTCGTAGCCGACTTGTGCACCTACTATGCTCCACACCCTAACAAGACGGTCATCTACTACTACGATGCCACCGCTCTCGGCTCTAACTATGCCGTGAATGACCAGGACTTCCATTGGGTGGTAGTACATGAGTTCGAGCGCCACGGCTGGCAGGTCATTGACGTGTACCTCGGCAACCCGATGCGACATGATGAGAAATACCTTCTCATCAATCAGGGCTTTGCCGGGAAGCAACGCCTCATGCCGTACTTCAACCGACAAAACAACGATGACCTTATCCTCGCCATCCAAAGTGCAGGAGTGGAGCGAGGACGCAACGGCTTCCGCAAGAACAAAAGTATGGAAAAACAACCCGAATCCGAAGAAGACCTTCTCGAACACCGCACCGATGGCACCGATGCCTTCGATACCCTCTATATCGGCTGCGAGAAGTTCCCACAGCACGATTTATATCCAATTTGCGTGGGTGGGGTGAGATAATTGTTATATCTTTGTGGCAATAATATTTGGC